CAAAATTCTACTGTAAAATCACCTGATCCAAGCTGTGTAGCATTTGAAGATCCTACATCAATATAATCATCAGTCCCATCAAAAATAACTGACCACTTGCCTTCATCGCTACTAAAAGGGGTAAAGGTTCCTTGAGTAGTATTTCCAAATCGAGTGAGAGTATGCCCACTATCTGATGAATCTGAAAAGGCATTGTTAGTCCCATTATTTGAGCCATCGAAATGCATCAAAGACGTTGTGATAAAAAAATCGTTATCTGTTTCTTCCTGTACGCCACCAGATGCAGAGATAAGTTTTTCAGAAAGAAAAGCCATTAGGTCATGTCCTGTCCTGCTGTAAATCCATAATAAATCGTTCCACCATCCACAGTCATAAATACAAATACATCTACATCACCTGATCCTGTACTAAGCGTAGGAGCTGTACCTCCAGCCCAATCCACTGATCCAGGCCAAGTGATAGTTCTAGCTGAAGAGTCTTGTGTAACCTTTAATGTAAATGAAGAAGCGTATCCAGATGCAGCAGGATTACTAAAAGTATATGTTACATCTTCAGAAAGAGTATGTGTAAAAACTGAACCATCTCGTAAGTTTAATGTTGCTGAACCACTAGAACTTGTAACTGCTGTTGATTCTTCTTGGATACCATTATCAAACTTTGTGACACCATTGGCATCTGAGGTAACTACTTTACTAGCTTCTGTCGTACCAAGCGTAGTTATATCAAGATAGTTAATCTCTGCTGTAGTGGCTGTTACACCATCTAATATGTTTAGCTCTGCTGCAGTTGCAGTAACATTAGTTCCACCAATATCTAAAGTAGTAAGACTAACTTCTCCTGCTACAGTTAAGATTCCATCTGCAAATGTTAATAAATCAGTATCGTCAGTATGGCCTATTGTTGTGCCATTAATAATGACGTTATCAACAGTTAAAGTTGTTAATGTACCTAAAGAAGTAATATTAGATTGCGCTGCTCCTGTTACTGTGGCAGCAGTTCCTGAAACATTACCTGTTACATCTCCTGTTAATGGCCCTGCAAAAGCATCTGCAGTTACAGTTCCATCAAAGAAAGCATCTTTAAATTCATTATCAGATTTACCAAGATCAATGATATTGTCTGATCCTGGGTACAATGCACCATCTTCAAGAATTAACTGTTTTTCATTACCAGCATAAAAGTTAATTTTGTCAGCATCTTCAAAATCAATTTTAGTTTGGTCGTCTTCACCAATCTTAATATCAGTAGCAAGAAGAGATGTTATTCCTGTTTGTGCAGCATCTACACTTAATGTATTAGTGCTAAGACTAACACCTGTACCAGCAACAAATGATGTAGCTGACATAGGTATATTAGAAAGTGTATTATTAGAAGCATTAATTGTTTTATTAGTTAAAGTATCAGTAGTTGCTCTACCTACTAGAGTATCTGTAGAAACAGGTAAAGTAAGTGTTACGTTTCCACTGTATGCACTGTGAGCAGCAGATTGTAATTGAGTATAGTGAGCATTAGATGATTCACAATAAAATTTAATATTAGATACAGAGCCACCATTCTTTAGAACAATCTCTCCTGTTTGTATATCTACGTTACCATCTATTCTAACTACACCAGTTCCATTAGGTGTTAATGCAATGTTTCCATTAGATGTAGAAACTAATTCATTACCATTAACATCTAAATCTCCACCTAACTGAGGTGAAGTATCTTCTACTACATTAGAAATACCTGAAGAAGTAGCTAGTCCTGAAACTAATGTACTTCTAGTTATTTTCTTTAAACCACCTCCAGAAGTATCTACTGCTAATAATACATCGTCACTAGCTACTGTAGATATCTCAGATAAAGAACCAACTGCTATTGAGTTAAAATTAGTGCCATCTGCAATTAATAAATTACCTGCAGTATTAGTACCCATTGTGATGTCATCACCTGTTACAGTAAGATCACCTGCAATAGTTACATTTTGTGAAGCATCTATTGTTAAAGCAGTAGTTCCTCCAGTGGTCATAGTAATAACATCAGAACCACTAAAAGCAATAGAGCTATTAGTATCTGCATCTCCTGCAATACTATCTAGTTGAATAGATCCTACATTAGTAATGTTATTATCATTAAAAGAGGTCGCACCTAAAGATACAGTTCCTGTTGCTGTAAGATTAGAAGAACCTATATCTATAGCTCCAAAGCCAGATGTAATAGATCCTGCATTTAAAGCACCTACAGTAGTTAGGTTTGTACCTGTATCTAAAGCAGCTTCAAAGTAAGTTTCAAAGTCAGTTAGTGCTACTTGTTTCATTGTGCCGTTATCATTAACGACTACACGATCAGCATCTGCAAGAGTGGTAGAAGTAGCAGAAGTATCGCCATCCATTACATTTAATTCAGTAGCAGTAGACGTTACTCCATCAAGTATATTAAGTTCAGCAGTAGTAGAAGTAACACCATCTAAAATATTAAGCTCTGCTGCAGTAGATGTAATTGAAGTGCCAGCAATCTGTAATGTAGTTGCATTAACTTCACCAGAAGAGCCATAAATAACAGCTTTAGAGTTAACAATAGTTCCTGCACTAGAACCATCAATTAAGTTAATCTCTGCAGCCGTTGCTGATATAGCAGTACCATCAAAATTTATAGCATCTACATAAGCAGTTCCATCTACATATAAATACTTCAACATAAAAACCGACTCTATTATTTGTACTATCTATTTCAACTTTATTTAAAAAGTCTATATCTCCAAGTTTAGAGACATTACCACCCTGTCCAGTAGATCCATCATGCCTGTGACCTGTATCAGAAGCACTAGAAGAAGAATATGCAAACGCATTTAATAATTGATTATATTCATTATTAAATATTGCTGCTGTAATAGTATCTCCATCAGAGATCGAACTTTGTCGTGTATATGAATTAGCCATTTATTATTTCCTACCTGCTGGCATATAATCTATGTAAAAGCCATTAATTGAGTAAGGTGATCTTTGATCATCACTTTTAAGTCTAAATGCCACTGTATTTCCTGTTCCCTCTACTGTCTGTCTAACTAAAGGATTTTCTTCAGCTCCAAATTCAGCAGTTCCAAATACAGCACTACCAAATGTAGCAGGTAAAGGAATTTGTGTTAATGTATAAACAGGAGGTTGAGGAGTTTCTGAACTTTCAAAATCATATTTAACATGAAGCTCTGGCTGTACAGTACCTTCAGGAGTAACAGACACTTTTACATACTTAATAGTTTTTCTTGTGCCTATATCTCCAAAATCTAAATCAGGCGTATGGTATTGAGCTTCTACGTTAGAGGCACTACCTGCAGTATTAAATGTATTGCCTGTATCATGATTATATACATACCCTGCATTATCTCCATGATATAACTGCTCTACTCCATCTTTATCTAAACCAGAAGTAAAACCAGTAGCTTGAATACCTTTAGTCTCTGACCATTCAAAGCCATTAGGAGTAAGAGTCCCTATAACACCTTTAGAAACTGCAGAGCTTTGAGATGTATTTGTATAAAATAATCTATATTGAGATTTACTTCTAAGAACCGCACTTGTAATAACAAAGTTATTAATACCATCTGCAATAACAGTAGTAATCTTTTGTATCTGTCTACTAACAGAACTTAACTCTACGTCACCAATTCTTGCTGTACCTGCCACTGTACGAATACCATCAGGACTAAGAAATAAAAGGTCACCTCCTATTTCTTGAATACTTTGTCCATCTAAACAACCAACATTTTTTGTAATTGGTACAACTGCAATACTACTGCTATCACTAATATTAATTAATTTAAATATACTGTTTTTGCAAAATATAATTAAATCACTACGAAAACTAGCTAGACCTACAATAGAATCTGTTAGCTGTATGCTTCCTGAACCTGACCCACTAAAAGAATCAGGATCAAGAGTAGCACTAAAAAATATTTTATTTTTAGCTGTAGGCGCACCTCCTACAACAAAATGATTTTCATGTACTACACCTACAGTAGGAGCTGTAGTGCCATCTACTGTAATTTCACCTGCAAAAAAAGTCCTATCTGCTAAAGCTCCAGTACCTGTCATTTTAAAAAAGAAAGGCTTATTAGCTCCATCACAAATTAATACTTCACCATAGTCAGACGTACCTTCAAACAAAGCAAAGCTACATTGACCTTGACTTGTTCTAGCATCATTAGATCTTCCACTAAAGGTGCTAAAGTTATCGCCACTTCCTGCAACACTAGCTTTATTTATTTGTAAATAGCTAGTTCCATCTTGACTAAAAAATATACCTGTTCCTGAACAGACAATTACTCCATCTGCATAAACAAACATACCTAGTATTCTATTGCTTGAATTAGGTCTAACTGAAGATCCTCCACCAAATAGTGTAAAACCATTGATGCGCCTATAGCCTCCATCAGGATCTACTTCAAAGTTTAATAACTCTATTGCAACTCCAGGTTGTCGCATAACTTCAAGTTGATTTAAATTTACATTTAAGCCACCTCGACAAGACAACGCAAAAGGCTGAGACATTAGAGGAACCTAACCCTATCATCTTTAAAGTACCCTGGCGCAGACTCCATAAGATTAAGCTTCATTAAACGTAAGCCTCTTTTATAATCTTCTAATGCAAAAGCTGCTGCTTGAGGATTTTCTTTAAATTGATGAACGTAATATCTAGCTCTAGCTAGTAATACAGGTTTATAAGTATTAGGAAATACTAATTGATCGCTATGTGCAGATAGTTCTGTAGGTAAGTTATAAGCATAAAAGAAAATACGATATACTTTATCGGGTATAGGACTTAACCCA